GCCTCATCGGCGCTCCCGAATCTTGTCTATAAGAGGCACCCGGGATTCACCCACCCGGGTTTGTGATTTGGTCGGCTTTAGACTTATTCTGTCGAATACGCTTCTCGACGTATTGATAGAATAGTTTGAATACGATCTTACCAGCTTGTTTTCTTCTTTGTTTGTTTCTCATATCATCAATGAGGACTGACATGGCGAAATCAGGTCTGCGACGTAGGCCAGACATGGACTGGAGAAGGTTAAAACCTTCCATTCCGCGTCCTGTCTGTGATCTCCTATAGCTGCCTTCGGCAAGCTTTAGTGGATGTGGGTCAAAGTCGGCTTCGGATGAGAATATAAGTAGTGAGTCTGGAACCACTATCCCCCAGGATTGGTTAAGACGCTCGTTTAATCGAACGTCCTTCCAAGCCGGAGCGCTTGATATGGCCCTTTCTAAAAGAAGACCTTCTAACCCCTGTAATAGGGCGGAAGAACTTTCAGAAAGTCCACACCAAGGTGCCGCGGTTATACCGCGAACCACACTGTGGAAGCCATTCAAGATCTGGAGTAATCCAGAGCCTCTCTTAAAAGGCAGGTGCTCGAAAGCGTAAAGGTCCAGAAGGGACCTTGGTAACTTCCATCTCGTGCTCAGCAACTCATATAGGTGTGGTACTTCTAAAAGAGTACTTAACCCCTGTAAAAGTGCTGTTAACGGGAGAGGTGATATTTCTACTCCTTTGGTGAAGATACGTTTAGTAAATTCACCAGTAGAATTACCACCCGTTGACATTATCGATTTCTCGAAAGAAACTGGAATATCCAGCTCTTCTAAGAGAGATCGGTAACGCTCGGCAACCTTCTTATTCCATATGATTACATCATCGCCAAGTAAGGCGTACTGATCAGGTCTCTGACCTGTGTCATATGCACACCACTGGACGACGAGATGATGAGTCAGGGCGAAGACCACCCAAGAGCTATAAGCTCCAAGAGGTTGGCCTCTAGCCCATGTAATCGTAGAATCCGTTCCCTTCACGTTAAACCCTCTATTCATCAAAGTCTTCCACAGATCTGAAACCTTTTGACCATACAACTGTGTCATAACGACAAGTTGCAGCTCAATTGGGAACCTATCTGTGGCACTACTTAGATCGAAAGAGTAGACCGGTTTACCTTTGGACAGGTTGAGTGCCCTCTTGAATCCTTTATCTTGGTCCATGGTATTATCCATTTCTATTGAAGATAACAACTTTAATAATTGGTGATGTATTGGTTTCAGGGCCTGTTGGGTCCAGAAATCAAGTATCGCAATTATTCTTGTTTTCCCACCCTTCTCAGGTAGGAAAGCAAGCCGACCAACAGAATATTTTGGTTCTGCGGGTAGGTTATGTATGATACCTTCAAGGCTTAACCGAAGTGGGGATTCAGTAATGGACATCATCTCCCTGACCGCCTTTAAGAGCTCTGGTTTTGACTTCAGAGCCTGCCCATCAAAATGGGCGGTGGCCACGGAAGGTCCATTGGGTCCGGATCGGGCCCCAAATGTGAAGTCAGGAACCCCCAAAGGGATCTCCTGCCTCTCAACATTGGAGCTGACAAAATCTCTAAATTTTGTCATAAACGATTCGGGAACGCTGAGTCCAGGTGTGGTTATTGTACTAGTGTCCATATTAGGTGCGAGAACACTTAGTGTGTAGATACCGGATAGGGTCAGACCCATTCTCTTCTCCCATGTATTCCCTTGTAATAAGGGGATCAATGGTTTAAGTAAAAGGGGATACCCTGCCTTAGTCACTTTCCTAAACGGAACAGGTTTGAACTCCTCACCTGTGGCTATTCTAATAGCTACATAGTGGAGTTGTTTAAACAGCCGCGTTGTTTCTTTCTTTCCACGGTTTCTCATTTCTGATGAGAACTCCCTAGAATACTGAGACCAGGCTGATTTGATAGTATCCGGACAAAGCCCGGCACGACCAAAGAGATTCACTAATGACAAGATTGTCTTTAAATGAATACCAACGGATGAGAATCGTTGGTTTAAGGATTTTAACGAGTCCTTTTGTCTCGGTTGGAACGGTGTCTTTTCTGCGTTCATAGTATTAGAAAACTATGGGCATGATACTCTCTCCTCCTGTTAAGAAGGGTGTCTTTCAACGAAGGAACCAAAGTCCC